AATCGCCCCGCCAATACCCGTAGCGTCCACAATAAGCCTATCAGCATTAAAACTTTTGGCAACGTCAATGATACGCTCACGTTGATATGGAATGTCATGTCCACCAGTTTTAGGACTAATTTCTTCAATATATATGAGCCGTGCAATATTGCCTCCATCGTGTTTTTCGGTCCTCCAAACAGTAATAGCAGTGCTATTAACGGATTTACCAATATCCACACCCACGTTAATGTTATAAAGTTCTTCTCTGCTCTCGAGAGCTCTATCTCTCGTATAGAGGTCGTATTCCTCCATGCACGCTTTGAGTTTTTCCGGATTGAAGACATTTGAAACGCTTTCTACAAATTCACATTCATATTCAGTTTTCCAATAAATGGAATCTTCACCCCATTCCATCATTTTCGTTAACATATCTTCTTCAGTATATGCTGGTTCATAAGCTCTACCTTGCACTATAGCATCTTTCCAAGTATAATGTAGCCTTTCAAAACTTTCCGCATACGCATCATCATATAAATAACGCCACATGTGATTATCTTTGCTCTTTGGGGTGCCTAAATTGATAAATGGAGCCCTGTTAGCCACAATACATGGTTCTACATTATCAACGAATAGTTTGTCGTCGATTAATGGACTTTCGTCTATAACTAAAAATGTAGGGTGCTGTCCTCGTATAGCCTGTCCTTGATTAGAAGGAGCCAATGGGGCTCTACGTAGCACTGTACCTCCTTTCATAGTTATGCTAGGTTTATTATGAAATCTATAATTAGCTACTAAAGAATCTAAGAATGTATTATCAGCGAAGTGTCTATACACATAATTAAATATAAGAGCTGCTTGGTCCTCAGATGGAGCAAGAATAAAAATTAGGTCTCTAAACCTCTTGAAGAACATGTAGATAACTACAGCTACCGAAAGTGCGAATGATTTTCCACTGCCTCGTGGAGCCAAAATTGCCAGTTTGACATGTTTATCTGGGTTATCCTCAGAATAACAGAGGGCCTTCGCTATAATTTTCTCTTGCAGAGGTCTTAATTTTAAAGGTCTCTGTTTCTGGTCTACCATATAAGACTCACAAAAGGCTCTCACCAATTGTGTCATCTTTTTGGGTTCTGCTCTTACGCTTTCAAAAATCTCTTCAAGTCTGCGACTGTCATGGGCTGCTGCCCCCGTCAGTGCTGACTTCAATTTCGTTCCCTCGTTCTTCACTGGTATCGTCATCTTCTAATTCACCTAAGAATCCCATAAAGGATTCAGTATTTCTTTCCACTACAGTAGGTATTTCAATGTTAAGAGCGCGAAACTCAGTATGAATATCCCTAACAATAGAGTTTCTTTGTCGCAAGAGCTCTGTTCGAGCGTTAACATCCCGAATAGATACAAGAATTTCTTCCCACAGCACGTCTTCAAGCGCAAGATTGCGTGCAAGAAGACGTACAAGCTCTTTATGACGTCCATACTCAGTTTCACCTACTCTTTTTCTGAGGTTTGCTTCGTAGCCCTTGTAATCCATTACTTGGCTTCGTCTAAAGCTGCCTTAACTTTTTGCTTTACTGCATCTGCCATCATATCATCTTTTTCATCCCAAGCTGACATAATAACATCTTGTAAAACTTTATTATTTACTTGTTTCTTTACTTCGTCATCAAGTTTTTCGTAAGCCTTTAATTGGGCTTTAGTTAATGCTTTTTCAAGGTGTGCCATGATTTCATCATCGTACTTCTTAAATAAAGGCATAACTAATGCTCTGACTGCTGGTACTGTATAAGCAACGTATGCAGCTAAAGCTGCAATCACTGCCAAACATGCCATTAATTCAGGGCTGTCCATTAAAGTGTCTAACAAACCTGATTCTTCCACTGCTGATATAATATCTGCTGTAGTATTACCGTCATCGGCGGTATTATTATCAGCTGTTGCGTTATTATCAGCGGTATTGTTGCTTGTTTCGTTCATATCTAACCTTTTTTTGTTTAGCGGGACTCTGTGGTTGCATCTATGACGCAAAGTTGCTGTGGAGTCTCGTGCGGTACACAAGAGTCCCATAATTTAATAGTAATCTATACTATATAAAGCTTCTGCTTATTCCAATAGTCTTGCGACTAAATCTGCTTTTTTGCCTTTCTTACTCAAGTCAGCTTCTTCACAAAGCTTCTTAAGTTCTTTTACTGGAAGTTCTTCCAAATAAGCTTCTAAGTCTTCGTCGTCGTCATCAGATTCTTCTTCTTCCACGACTTCCTCTGGTGCTTCTTCTTCTTCAAGAATAACTTCATCTTCTTCCTCTACTGGGGCTTCCTCTACTGGGGCTTCTTCTACAGAAGGTTCATCTTCATAAGTCCAGCCGCCGGCCTTTACAGCTAAGCAGCAATCAGCTTCTGAATCTGCTAATTCTTCCCCACATATCGGACATTTATCTCTATTCATATTTATTTTACCTCTATTTCTTTTGTTTGTGCTCATGGTCTTGCTGTTTAGCTTCAATCATTTGCATCTGTTTTTGAGCAGCGTCGTTATAATCAATGACTGCTTGTGCCTTTATCTTATAGAAAGCTGTTTTCTCTGCTTGTTCTTGTTTCCAAACATCTAAGGCATCTTTAATAATTAGAAGAGCTGGTCCACCTAATATAGCAATTAAAGTTGTATATCCTTCTATTTTGTCAAGAACTGCTGAATCTTGCAAGCCACTGTGTATAACAAAGCCAGCAAATCCTACCCAGAGTAAAACTAAAGGTACTGCAATCATAAACATGAAAATATCGTTAAACGTTACTCCTTCTGTTGCTACGTCTTTATCGTTTACCATCTTATTCCTCTCCTTTTGTTTGGGTTTTTCTTTCTTTGGTAATTTCAAAGTTGGAAGTTTGACTTTTGGAAATATATTGTAAGTTTTTTTCAGAATACTGACAGTGACAGCTAATGCAATAGCAATCCCCAACAATACAGCCACAGCCGCAAGTATGTAAGCCAATATTTGTATTATCTCTATAGCTTCCACTCATTCTTCCTCCGTGAAATTCTCCTCAAAATTATTGAGGGTCACTTCCTTTAACATTGCTTTTAAGTCGTCCATTTCTGATATAATTTTAGCTAGCATATTAGTAAGTATAAGCATTTGATTTGCCTTCACTCCTCCTCTCCTATACTTTCTAATAGTTTTTTATATCTTTCAGACATTTAATACCCATCCATTATCTTCTATACTGCCGGGACCCCAATTTGTAGAGTAACCAACATATTCATTCTCTTCATAATAATCACCGTTTCCATTATAATCTGCATAATAAGAAACATAATAGAACCAGTAACCTTCATAAACATTATTAAAGTTTTCTTCTAAATCTTCGTCGAATAATTCTTCATATTCAAACCAATGTTCATCTTCAAACCATCCTGAAACATTAAAGAATACTTGAGTGTAAGCATAACCATCGTAATTCATCGATTTATTACCTTCTTCATCTTCCTCAATCATAACATGTACTAAATCATAATATACTAATATTGGCAAAGGTTCGTCTTCGTCGTCACAATCAGTATCAAAATCCATATAGAAATCTAAACTATTATTAGATGGTCTAGACACGTTTCCATGAGATAAACCATTCCAAGCATACATATCTGTGTGATTACAATGATTTTCTTCATGTTCATACTCACAAGAACCATCATCTTCTGTAGCACGGTCATTATAGTTGTTTGCGTCTACATCCATACAACCATAAACTGTCTCATTTGTCTGAGTTTCGTTATTTGCTGTACCATTTTGATTTAAAATATTACATCTACCGTTATCGTGAGTAGCTTGTGGGTCATAATTAACTGCTTCTGGGTCAGTACAACCATACACAATAACTACAAAATTACAACTTCCGTCATCAAAAGTAGCTTTTGGATTATAATTGGTAGCATTTTCCTCTAAACAGCCCCCGACGGGACCAATTTCCTCTTCTCCATTGAAAAAATCGTGAAGAATAGTCATATTGGCCCCTCCACTCAGTACGGCTAGCATTAAAACAGTGATTATGGTTCCAATTTTCTTGCCTACTTGGGTTTCCCCTATCTTATCAGCAGCTTTGCCAATAGTTTCGAAGAGCTTTTCTTCATCTTCTTCAGGCTTCTTGGGACCTTTAATACCTAATATTTCGCGTTCCTCGTCAGAAATCACGGATATGGCCCCATAATCATCGCGCGCCATTGTAGTTAATATTATCTTGGCACACTATTTAAAGGTTTCCCTAATCATCCCACACTGTATTCTTAACTTCTTCATCCGTTTTTCCTTTGACCATACCTTCTTCTTCTGGTATTTCGGTATGTGCTAAGAATTCTTCTTCTGATAAAACCACATTTTCACTCTTTACAGTAGATTTTTTGTATTTCTTACCCTTTGGTTTCCATTTAGGTATTTCTGCATCACATGGACCACCATTAGATTTGTGAAAAGAACACCATTTACATAGATTTTGAGGTACTTGTTCGTATTTTTCTTCAACTTCCATACGTTCTTTTAAACAATCATGCACCATTTTAATCAATTCTTTGGCTTCGTCTAGAACGGGTTGGTTAACTTTCACATAAAATGTGTCATCAAAGCGTAAATAACTAACTCCTACGAATTTTGGCATTTCTCCCATCTCTAAAGTGTATAAAAATGCGTAAACTATTAGCTGCCTGTAGTAATCCTCCGGTAAATATGGTCCATAACGCTTAGAAGTTTTATAATCAAGTAGCGTCGTCCCTCCATCGAAGTCATTACAGACAGCATCCACGATACCTATAACTGCATAGTCGTGGGATTTTACCCATTTTTCTGCGTATTTTGGTGCCACGCAGTTCCACGCTTGGTATTTTGACTTATAAATCTTCCATTCTACCATTTCATTGAGTTTTTTATCTACAGAAGCAACGAAATTCTGTAATAATTCTTCAGTTTCAAGTCGCATGGCTGCCATTTCTTCATCGGAATGTAATTCCCATAGCCAACCTTTACTGTCTATGTCTTTTGCCCAACGCGTTTCGAACTGGTCTTGCATCCAAGCAGCAGGGTCTCCATCTTCCCAAGCCTTAAATGACTTAAATTCTTTCTTAAATAAGTCTTCTAAAACAGCGTGAACTAAGGTTCCACGGAATAAATGTATAGTTTTCTTTTCTGGAATCTTCGCAATGTACTTATAATAGAATTCACGAGGACATTTCATGTAAGTATTTATCTTCGAAGGAGACAAACGCATAAAACTTGGTTCCCATTTATCTTCTTTACTCAACATCCCACCCCCATTGGGTCTAAATCTTTGGTTTTTGTGTTCATACTGTCCTTAATTGCGTCCTTTCTGGCTATTTGTAATAATATCAAATACCCAATTAGGTCAAATAGGGTATCTTCCGTATCACCATTTAGACCACGATTAGCTATTCTTGACAATTTATCGTCAATTCTAGCACAAATTGCTTCATTAGCGTCTAATTTACTAAAAATTTGAATAGGTGAGCAAGCAGAATCGCCATATGATTCATTTTTCTTACATAATAGGTCAGAAATCATTCTACATTCATATTTAATTTTCTCTTCCATACTCAATCTGTCTTTAACCTCAATAGGCTTTACTTCGTCTCCGGGGTCACTAACAATTACCATTACTGACCTCCATCACAAGTGCAATTCTGGTGCCCATGTACACAATTGCATACTCTAATTTCGGGCTGCCTAGGTTTAACTGGTTTATTGCAGCTAATACATTGCATGTTATACGAATATTTGTCTTCGCATTGACAGTAGAGCTCCCCCTCATTCACAATTTCAGCATTTGGAAATTCTTCCAATATTGCTTCAATTGAGCCTGAAGGCTCTGTTGTGCTCTTGGTGTTCTTATTTACCATATTTTTTTCACTAACAGTAGAAAGCTCCACCACTATATAAGGGTTGTGTTAACAGTTGCGATGAGTTCCCCAAACATTAGTGGAGCCTAATAAATACTTAGTAGCTATACCAAGTGTTTAATCTATTCTATGCTATATAGATATATAGGCTTCAAAAAATAGCTCGATTTGCAAAGACCCCTACCTCGGCGTGATAAGAGTATATCTCATTTTTTTTAGACGGGGGGTAGGGGCATCTCAAAAAATCGCGTTCGGATTGTATAACGCACTATATAAAGGCCCTCGTGCTTTATATACTAAATCGACCCCAACCTTTATATACTTTGTCGCCTAACTAAAATTAGGAGGAAAAGAAAACATGAACAAATACCAAAGCTCATTACTAACATGGTTAGTAGGCATATCATACGCAACACGAAAATTATAATTGAAATACATTATAATTCCACTACTAAGGTAGGGGATGGGAAGATGAAAATAGCAAAATAGTATTGCGCCCACCCTTATCTTTGAAAGGAATAGGGGAACTGAAGAGCTATCGACTGCCCTTCGACCTAAAGAGATGAAAATAGCAAAATAGTATTGCGACCCTATTCCACCTTATGGTTATTAACAACACATAGGCACACTATCTAGGTCGGCCACCTAGATGGGGGGTCAATGTTTAGTTATTAGCGGTGGGCTAATACCCCACCTTAAATAATAGGGATGCCTGACAAGGAAGGCGAAGGATAGAATAGCATACTTATCAAGAGGGACGCGTCCCAAGGGTAGGTATGACTAGGCACCTCGCGAGTGACGCAGTTGGAAACCTGTGGTTAGTCTGATGGGGTTCTCACGACCTCAGTCCCTTATATTATTATTGCCGCCGTGCGCCCCGCTACTGTAGTTGCGGGGTGTATGGGCATGTGTGAATATGTGCTTAGTGTGTATCTGTGGATGTGGAGCGGACTCTATATGGTAGTATATATACTCCCTCTATGCTTATATACTAAAATGACCCATAACCTTATATACTTTCCCGCCTAACTAAATATAAGGAAAAGGAGTAAAAAACATGAAACAAAACCGAACTAAAATGGCAAACGCAATGTTGCTTAAATTAAAAGCAATGCGAGATATGAACCTCGCAAAAATGGAGGTCGCATAAATGAGTGAACACAATCAATTAAATTGGTCTGACTTTTTACTATGTATTGGAATGGAATTAGCTTTTCACAAAAACGGTGAAAGACCAATTCAAGAACAAATGATAGCCGAAAAATTAATGGACTTAGGAGTTTGGTAAAATGAGTAAAATGAAAGGAATTAAATTTAGAGTCGCAAGTAAGGACGCTTCCCAATTATGGAAAGCAGTAAAACAATTAAGGGCGTTGACCTCATCTAGATAGGTCCTCTTGCTCGAAGGCTTGGCGTATGCCTAATGTACAAATGCGCCGAGCGCCCCACAAATGTTATCTGTGGGGTGCGCGGATATATCGTGAGTAAGTATATATGATATAGATTGAAAAACATCAAGCGGATTGTATATTAGGGTATATAAGGACCCTCGACCTTTATATACTAATTTGACCCCAACCTTTATATACTTTGAAACCGTAGGTATTACATAGAAAAGGAGTAAAAAAATATGTATAAAGTAAAAATATTAACCCACGTAATACGCTTAGATGACGGCCACGTCATGCCTGACTGGATAGATGTAAAAGCTGGTCAAGACCCAAAGGTCATAAAACAAATGGTCAAAGATGGCCGATATGATACTGATAAATACGCAATAAGAATGCGAAGATACCCAAAAGAAAAACATTCAGTAGATGTTGAACTTTGGCCTGAATCTAAATTCATCGGTAGCCCACGCAGGATGTGGTAAACATGGCATGGATAGAAACCCCAGCCGAAGCTTTCCGCCGAAGATGTGAAATGAAAAAAAAGGAGGTAATGAAATAATGTTATTAGAAACAGTTATATTTGGGTTATTCATAATAACCTTTTGGATAACTTTTGTCGAAGCTTTCGACATTGAATAATCAAGGGTGTCCACCTTTCTAGATAGGTGTTCCTGCCCGAAGGCCTGACGTATGCCTAATGTATAAATGCGTCACTAATGGAGACTTAGTGTAGTGGCCCAGCATCGCAGGCTTTCGACCTGTGGACGGGGGTTCGAATCCCCCAGTCTCTGCCATTTATTTTTATTAATTATAATCCGACCGCCCCGCTATAGTGCAGCGGGGTGGGA